GTTTAGCTCTGAGCCATGAATTGGATTGTTGCTTGCATCTGTTTGGAAAACAGGATCGCCAAATGTTTCAGCTAGGTCACGCTGCGAAGTTAGTAAGTAAGGCTTACCTGCATTTGCTGCTAGTGTGCCCACTGCTGTGCCCGAACCTGAAGCATTTAGTTTGTTTTCTTGCGATGCAACAAAAATTACTGGTACGGTGCCCGGTTCAGCTGGTGTGTAAAAACTTTCGTCTATTACGCTAACCTGTACACCTGGTGATACTAATGCCATGTTTATCTCCCTGTTGGATGTATTTGTATTACTTGTATTTAGCACATACATCGAAAATCATAGTAGTAATACCGCGGAAAAAGGGACCGAAAAGGTGAGGTAAATACAGTATGAGACCGTTATGCAAGTGCGGACAGCGTCCTGCCGCTATAAATTACAAAAAAGGAAACAGAACTTACTACCGTAAGCTTTGCGAAACGTGCTTACGCAACGGTGTAGGACACGGAATTCCTAAATGGAAGCAGGCAGGATACGAAAAGAAATCTCAGTGCGAAAAATGCGGCTTTAAGTCAAAACATCCTGAGCAGTTCAATGTATTTCACATAGACGGCAATCTTGAAAATTGCCGTCCTAGCAATTTAAAAACAATTTGTGCTAATTGTCAGCGTATTCTTCAAAAGGACGGGGTGCGTTGGAAACAAGGTGACTTAATCCCTGATTTCTAAAGATAGTACGAATTAGTACATTTACATTCTTCTCAAGTCTTTCTAACGAACCATTATTGTCAATAGTGTAATCACACATCCATTGCTCAATGCTCATCGAACTAGGATCTTCTGTAGGCAAATGATCTGTACGATCTACCCAAATAGCATAGTCAAACAGTTCTTCATTTTGCATTGCAAAGAATTCACGTCTATTACGCAAGCCGCAGTAAATATCATGTTCTGCAAATAAGTTACGTCCTAGTCGTGCTAAATCATCTTTGCAATAATCATGTATCATATTGTACCATTCAGTACGGTGATTATGCCTGTCATTATAGCACTCTTCTTCGTCAGCATAACCGTACTTGTCTTTTAAATCATTAAAAATAAAAAGCTCTGAACAAAATTTAGATGATGATTGAAATTTATACCCGTATGCTTCTAGCATTTCGCATACAGTGTCTTTGCCATGACGGCCGTGTCCAACAACTAATAACTTAGGTAACATATAGAAAAAATACTCCAGTGAATATTCGTATATTATATGCTATTTAGATATAGTTGTCAACCTATTTTTTGCCTGGCGTTTTGCCCATGCAGCTTCAAATCCTATTTCGTGAATAGGTGCTTCGTGATTGCCCCATATGCGAGCAAAGTAAGATTCGTATGTTTTCATAATATCTTTTTCGCTCCATGATTCAGGAATAAGCTGGCCTTTGATCATCCAGTAAAAACGATTTGCTTCTTTGAGTTGAAAGTATGTCATGCTAATATTTACTAGATAGTAAAATTATAGCGTTAACATTAGCCAATAGTGAAACCGTATCCTACACCGCCAGCAACTTGTTGGATAACATCTTGTTCTAATTTTTCCATTTCGTTTTGTGCTTCAGCTTTTAGTGTATCGCCGTTGAGTGTCGAACCGCCTTGTGGACCTGCAATAGTAGCGAATTTCGAACGTGCTTCGCCTAGCATGTATTTACAACTAGCAAGTGTGTAATCTTTAATCCACTGCACTGCAAGATAGTCAGCTAGTAGCTGTTCGTCAGGTCTATAATTATAGCACATTAATAATAAATTTTCGTTAGTGCGAGGACGCTGTAATAGTGTTAATTTTTTAGTTGTGCTATTCCACTTAAATTCAATAAACGAACCAAACATACGACCTACAAGCTCTTGATATTGAGAGAACATATCGTATGTTGCAAGTCCGCCCATGTTAGAGCTACTTAACAAATACGTGTTTGTGTAAGCTAAGTTGAACGGTTCAAACAATGTGCCACCGTCGCCGCCGCCAGTGCGTGAACCAATTGATCTACGGAAAATTCTACGCACTTCAATAACTTCGTTAGGCAGTGTATATTCGTTTTGATCTTCATTTGTTTCTAAAAACACATACGATTCTTCAACAGCATTATCCGAACGCTGTCTAAATTTAGTAAGTGCCTTTGTTAGAGCAGTTTCGTAATGTATAGGGTCAAGTTCAACATCAACCATGCCACCGCCTAGCATAGCGTAAACGTAGTCATATATTTCTTGTTTCTTTGTAGTTGTCATAGAAGTTCTCCGTATTGTATTTATCGATAAATATGTGTATGCCAAGATTAAGTTTATACAAACCAGAGCGCGGTAATGATTACGAATTTCTAGACAAACAGATTCTAGAAATGTTTACTGTTGGCGGTACTGACCTGCATGTATACAAATATACAGGAACAGATGACGGTACTACTGTAAAGGATCATACCCAAATACAAGACGTGATGTTTCTTGAAAATAGAGACCGAACATACGACCCAGACATTTATAGAATGCGTGGAATTTATAATGTGCAAGATATTGACTTTGATTTAAGTCAGTTTGGGTTGTTTTTAAGCAACGATACATTGTTTATGACTATACACATTCGCAGTAGTGTTAAAACTTTAGGAAGAAAAATCATGCCAGGGGATGTATTTGAACTTCCTCACTTAATAGACGAATATGCAGAAAATGATGCAAGCGTAGCGTTAAAGAGATTTTATGTTGTAGAAGATATTAATCGTGCAGCAGAAGGTTTTTCACAAACTTGGTATCCGCACCTGTACCGTGTAAAATTAAAACAAATTTACGACGGTCAAGAATACAAAGAAATTTTAGACTTGCCGGCTAGCGAAGAAGATCCGGGCGGAGATACATTGCGAGACATCTTGTCTACGTATGAAAAAGAAATGCAGTTAAATAATGCTGTTATTAGCGAAGCTACTACAGAAGTTCAAAAAAGCGGATATGATGTAAGCCATTATTTTTCAATTACTACAGACGAAAACGGCTTAGTTGAATTAACAGAAGCAAAAGATAGCTCAGGCCTTTCTGCAATGGCACCTCCGGACAGATCAGGTTATCAAGGGTATATCATTGGAGACTCTTTTGCACCAAATGGCGACATTTTTGGATTTGGTGTTCAATTTCCTAGTCAGCCAGAAACTAATGATTACTTTTTGAGAACAGACTTTTTGCCGAATAGATTATTTCAATTTAAAAATAATAAATGGAACAAAGTGTATGACGTTAAACGTGCATTTGTTTACGGATCAGATGATACTAATACACAAAAAGGCGACTTTATTAATAACGATAACACTAATAATATTGCAGGCGAACAAGTTCCTGAAAGACAATCGTTGTCTAAAGCACTTAGACCAAAGGCAGATAACTAATGCAGCATTTTTATGATGGACAGATACGCAGATATCTTACACAAATAGTAAGACTGTTTGGACAGTTTAGTTACAAAGACGGCAAAGGCAGTCTTGTACAAGTTCCCGTAACTTACGGTGACTTAACTAGACAAGTAGGTAGTATACTAAGAGACAACTCAGAGAATAAAATTCCAAGTGCTCCGAGAATGGCTGTATATATTACTGGTTTAGAAATGGACACAGCACGACTAGCTGACAGCAGTTACGTAAACAAATTAAACATTAGAGAACGTGCATTTGACGAAGTAGGACAAGAATATTTAAATCAGTCTGGTAAAAATTATACTGTAGAACGTATAATGCCTACTCCGTACACACTTACAGTCAATGTTGATATTTGGACAACAAATACAGACCAGAAGCTACAAATACTCGAGCAAATTTTTATGTTGTTTAATCCTAGTTTAGAAATTCAAACAACAGACAACTATATTGACTGGACTAGTTTAAGTGTAGTAAATATTGATAATATTAACTTTAGTAGTAGAAGCATTCCTACAGGAACAGAGAGTGAAATTGATGTTGCATCCTTGACATTAACTACTCCTATCTTTATTAGTCCTCCTGCTAAAGTTAAAAAGCTCGGTGTTATTACAAAAATTATCACAGCAATGTTTGCTGATAATGGACTAGAAGTAAACATAGACGAAAACGCATACACGCAGAGCTTAGTAGAGCAAAAAATTAAAGTCAATGAAGATACTGAAAAAGTTAATGACTATCCAGACGCTGCACTTACTAATGAAGATGCATTAGTTGTTACAAGCTATCAAAATTACGACTTAGAAGTTATAGACGGTGTTGCTAGACTTGTTAAAAATGGTATTGCCGGTAAAGACAAATGGACAGGATGGTTTATTGCCCAAACTCAAGTTTTTGAGCCTGGAATTACACAGTTAAGACTACAACGCTCAAACGATTTAGAAATTGTATTTACAATTGACAGTATTGACACTGCCGATGAAACACGACTAATACTACAGTCGCCAGATCCTGAAACGCTACCATCAGACACTGTTATTACAGGACCAGGTGGGTCAAAAACTTATGTAGATTTTATCATCGATCCAACAAGGTTTGATCCTAGAACTATACAAGATTCATCCAGTAACACTAGATTATTGTTGCTAGGTAACATAGGCAATGCAGATAATACCGACGGTGCTGCTGCATGGAAAAATGCAGATAACTCTGACTTTGTTGCTAGCGAAAACGATATTATCGAGTGGGACGGATTAAACTGGCATATAGTATTTGATGCTAGTGAAGAAACAAACGAAGCATTTGTTACAAACATAAACACACAAACACAATATAAATGGACAGGAGAATATTGG